GCGTCATCTTCCGGCGTGCCATTGGACGGCTTTACGCCGAAACCGGGACCGGCCGCCGTCTTCGGCATGACCTGCATGTTGCCGCGCGCGCCCGATGCCGGGTTGACAATGCCCGTGGCAGAGTCTGGCGCACCCGCCGACTCATTCTGATTGATCGCGCCAGTGAGCTGCGCCATCTTTTGCTGGCGCAGCGCTTGCAGCTGATCGAGAGAAAGCGAATCGAGGTCCATTAGTGACTCTTGCGAGCGATTGCAGCATCAATGTCCGAGATCGACAGGTTTTGCAGCGGCCCCACGCCGATCGTCTGCGACGGCGCATTGGCCGTATTGCGGACTTGCGGTTCCGGAAACTGGAGCGACGATAGGCCGCGCTGGTTGTACTCGTGCAGCGTTTGTGCGTCCGTACCCTGCGCCACGTTGTTGATGACGGAATTCAGGTTGTTCTGCAGTCCCTGGACGCCCTTCAGCACCATGTCAGCCGGGTTGGTGAGGCCCGTACCCATCTGCGAGCGCATACGCGAGATTTCCGCTTCCGTCACCCGGGCACCGAACATGTTGTGCAGCTCGATATTGTTGAGCTTGTTGTACAGCATGCGACCGACCTTTGCGCTGTCAGGCACCGCCCAATCAGGCAATGCGCCCTGCACGCGGCCAAAGCCCGGCAAGTCAGGATTCTGCTTGGCCCAGTTGTTGAAGTCATTGATCGATGTCTGCAGCGATTCGAACCCAGACTTGTTGATGCGCTCGGCGAGACCCGTCACTTTCGAATCCAGTTTTTGCTGGTTTTCGAAGGCCCGCTGATCCTGCGTGTTCTGCATCGTCTGGCGGTGCATGTCGTTGGTGATCTCGCGATTCTGCCTCAGCTCGTCCAGGCGAGCCTGCTGCATTTGCTGGTCGAACGAGCCGTTCATTTTCTGAATCGCAGAATCTAGACTGGTGTACTGCGGCGAGCCCACCGGGTACTTGTCACGCGCCTTCGTCAGCGCATCGATCTGGCCGAGCTGCGACATCGGCGGAGGATTGTTGTTCTCCGTCGTTGCGCCGCCTTGACCCTCCAGTAGCGGGTTGACGTGGATTGCACCGGGTGCCAGCGTGTACGGCTCGTAACTCTTCGTCAACGCCTGCAGCTGTGCGTAATACGTGGGATTCATAGACTGAGCGAGCAACCCCATGTCCTGCGGCGAGTAGCCGGCCTTCAGGCCCGCCGCCATCATCCCAGGCAAGTCGATGCCGCCCGTGGTTGCACCCGGGCCGGTAGGCGCCTGCACTTGTTGCGGTGCTTGCGGTGGCATCATCTGGCCAGCGCCGATCCCGCCGAGCGCCGCTGGGACCTGAGCAGGTTGCGTAGCGCCGGCCTGTTGTGCCTGCGAGGATTGCCCGAGCAATCCAGGGCTCGCCTGCATGAAGTCAGCCGGGTTGAAATTCAGTGCGTTCGACAGCCGCTGCTTTTGCAGGGCGAGGATTTGTGCCTGCAGCGGTCCCATTTGAGACTGTTGCGCGGATTGGATGCCTTGCGCGACGTTCTGGCCGACGTTGTTACCGCGGGCTCCAAGCAAATTGATCCCCGCCATGAACATCGGGTTCTGCATGAGAGCGCCTGGATTTTGCGCCAACTGGCTATTGCCAATGGCATCCATGATAGATGAGAGGTCCATTACAATAAGCCCCCAAGTAATCCAAGCGCACCGCCAACCGCCGTTCCGATACCCGGCATGACCATTGAACCCATCGCTGCGCCGGTGGCCGCGCCGCCCAACGCAGACCCAAACGTATTTTTGTTCTGGGACGTAGTAGACGAGCTGCCATTAAGGCTCATGCCGTTCTGCAGAAGGCCTGAAAGGTTCTGCAGGCCAATCATGGGCTGATTGGCGTTGTAGTTTTGCTGCGCAATGTTCGAATTCAGGATGTTTTGCAGGTAGTCCTGGTATGTGCCAGCCGTTTGCATCCCTTGCATTCCCATCCCAGGCAGCGCAGAAAGCGCTGATCCCTGCAAGTTCGACAGCATGTTTGCCGAGCTATTCGATAGCTGACCTAATTGGTTTGCCGCGGCCAGTTGGTTTTGAACCTGTTGACCGTAAATCTGACCGGACAGGTTGTTTAGCGTCTGCCCAAGCCCGCTGGATGCGAGGTTAATCGCATTCATGTTGGCGCCTGAGCCGAGACGCCCATTGCCGGCAAACGTCGATAACAGGCTTGGCATCACTGCCTGCGTGAAATTTTGCGTGACAGGCTGAGCCTCGGCTTGGTACAGCTGTTTCATCGCCGGGTTGTTTGGGTCGAGATACTGACCAGCCGCGATCCCGGCTAGAGCGTTCGTGCCGGCATTCCCAGCGAAGTTGCCGCGGGCAAAATTGGAAAGCGTTTGCGCGCCTATGTTGCCCGAGCCGGCAATGTTGCCGCTTGCCAATGCGCTAGTAAGACCAAGTGCATTGGCGTCAGCGCTCGTTGCGCCATTGAACGCGCCAGCCATCTGCGGTGTCCAGCTGGCGACCTGCCCGGTATTCTGGTTGGGCGACAATTGCCCATTCGAATAAGCCGTGTTGAGGTTGCTGTATAGCGCAGTAAGAGACGGTTGGACCCCGACCCAAGGGTCGGCCTTCGTCTGAGTTGTACCACCGCCGCCGCTCATGCGTTACCCCTTTATGCTCTTGTGCACCACAGCATAGCGGTGCTTGTAGCCGATTTCGAGAAGCTTGGGAACGAATCCCTTTCTGACGAAAGCCTCTACACCCTCGCATCCCTGTGCCGCGGCCCAAATCTCAATCTGGGCGTGCGCCATATCCTTCCACTCTGGAAACTCCGATCCGGCAAGCGTGATTATCCGACAAACACGCATTTGTGGATAGTTGACAATCATCGTCGTGCCGGCGCCGACTACTCGCTTTTCGTTCTGGATCATCCAGAGCTGACCTTGACCGGTAACGCACAGCTCTTTTAAATCCTGTGCAGCTAACTCGCCAAACGTGTGATCCAGGGCTCGTTTGATGTAAGGCTCAGCGAAGCGCCAGATGCCATCGCAGAGTTCTGCAGGGATGCCGCGGATGTTGTAGTTGTCCATATTATGCGTGGGGGAGAATGGTGAAATTGTCGTTGAATCCGGAGCGAACCAGACTTGCTGTGTATGCGCCCTGCCATGTTGTACTGTTTATTTTTGGCAGAACGACTGAAATTCCACTGCTGTTGTTTTTTGCAATGATGTTGCCGGACCAGTTTGGTGCACCTGTAAAGTTTATTTGAGTTTCATTGACGCCCAAGTTGGTCACTAGATTGTTCAAAGTGCCGCCAAAAAATGGACTTGCCGGGAAATCTACAAAGGTGCTTCCGCCGGCGCTACCGCCAGTCAGGGTGCCATCATACCTTCCCGTCTTACCAAGCAAGTCACTAAAGCTAACCGGCAGAGAGCCTTTGCCTGCGAGGGCAATGACCCAGGCGTGGTTAAGCGAGAGAGGCAATGACAAACCGAGCTCGGTGGCAATGTTTGCCATAGATAAGGGGTAAAACGGGTTGAGGCTCATTCTCCCTCCAGTTGCTCGATGCGCTGACGTAGACGCCGTACTTCACCCGCCAGCTCTACGCACGCCACCAGCGCCGCTTGTCCGTAGATGACGCTCAGATAGCCCGTATCCTTGCTGGCGAACACTGCTTCCGGAAAAGCCTCGCGAAGTGATGCGGCGCCGACGCCAGGGCTACGGCCGATCGCCGGGTCATCGGTGCGATCGTAAGTGCCGGCCAGCACGTCAGCCAGTTTGTCCAGGAAGTCATGCGGCATACGCTGCCAGTTCTTCTTCAGCCGCTCGTCAGAGTTGGCCGTGATGTTGCCGGTGGCCGTCAGGTTGCCTGAATCGTCGATCGACAAAAGCACCGCAGAGTTAGCGCTATTAACGACAGAAAAGTTTGCCCCAATAACACCCACATGCTTTGCTCCGCCGCTGCACGCAAATTGCTGGTAGCAGGAGCCGGTGACGCCCCTTACATAAAGGACGGTCTGGGCTGACGCGCTGATTGAGACAGCACCATCAAAGTGGTTGTTTGCCGCGTTAGGGACTGACGTGCCAGTTCCTGCAACGCCAGTAGCAAGAATCCCTGCTCTCAGGTCCGAGAGGCCGGCATCCAGTGATCCAGAATCCCATGCCGCAGTAACGGTGGTGTTCGTGCCGAATGTGGCCGATACGACGGAGCCGTAGATCGTTCCAGCGGTAACGACGGCACGAAGGCGCCGGCCAGCGCCGTAGTAGGTATGGCGATCGCCTGGGACCGTAAAGGTCGTTCCGCTCGCATAAGTCGCAGAGTCAGCCGGATACCATTCAGGTCCAGGGTTGCTGACGTAATCAGCAACATCCGCCATCGTCTGACGAGCACTGTCATTCACCTTGGACGGCGGCATACCTTCCGCCCAGTTGATGCTGCCAACGTTGGCGTTGTTGCCCGGCGTAGTGGACCAATCTCGAATAGCCATGTCTTACCCCAAAATACAGTATCTAAACTGCTTGTCCACTGCCGCACTTGCGGAGTGCGTCAGCGAGAAAGTCCCTTTGCTCTGTGTCGAAACCCACACCGTCGGCTCAGCAGATAAGGCATTAGCCGTGATCGGCATGAGCCCGATAAACGAGAACGGACTGATGCGAGAATCAACTACGGTGGTACTGACAGTGGCCGCGGCTAGCGTCAACGTACCAGTGTTCTGCAATCCACCCTGGTTCACATTCGTTGCCCACGCGGCAATACGCCGGCGATGCTTTTCCTCGTCCGGCTGAAACGTGGGAACAAGCGCCTGAGTGTTTGCCGAGATTGTCATCGCGTACCCGCCCCTACGAACTTGATATCGACGCCCTGGATAAAGTCAAAGTCAGTACCGTCGGTTTCGATACGATATCTGAAAAACCGATTGGTAACGCGCGACTCACAAAAGCCAGCCGAGTTAGGCGACATTACAGAGCCGTAACTCACTGCGTCAGTGAGAAGCGCGCGACTCGCAATCTGCATGGTGATAGCGCCAAGCGACGCACCACTTACGATCGGTACACTCTCGTTGATCTGTGACAGCAGCAAGACGTTGTCATTCGCCTGATTCATCGCGTTCTGGTAAAGCTGCTGTTGGGGGTTCATTTCGGTTGTTTCAACGTCAGCTGCCATCGAATCGCCGTTGAAATAGTAGAGAGAACCCTTTACGAACGCCGAGAAAATGAGCTGTCCGCCAGTCCACGAGCGGTCATCAAGTGATATCACCAACGCGTCGATATTGCTTACGCAGTACGCGTCCAACCCCTCCAGCGTCACACCAGGGGTAGCGGTGAGCCCGATGCACTCAACAGCCCCGCTATCAAAGTTTTGTGGTATATCGATCCTGCTCCAGCGGTCGTACACCCAGGAGTACACAAGAATGTGGTTTGGCTTGCCGCCGTTGTTTCCTAGCCCCGGATAGGCCCACATCACCACTTTCTGTTGAGGCCAGATTGCAGCACGGATGCTATTAACATTCGTCGCGTCGAGATCGTTAAAGAACGTTTGATCGACTTTCCCCTGCCCGATCGGCGTAAGATTCGTGCCGTCGAACTTGTAAAATCCATCCGCCGACAGGAAGTAGACCAAATTCTCATAGCTGACTACCGATTGGGGCGCATACGCGCCTATGTTCTGGTGGATAGGGTTGAACTGGAAAATCAGTGGTGAGCCCACGAAGTTCATTGCCCAAATCTTGCGCTCCTGGAATACGTACCCCCCCTGTTCTCCGCCCACTATCTTTTGTACCCAGCCGCCATCACCGGGCAAATCCTGCAAGTCCGCCAAGGTTGCAGCGTCCTGCGTCCATGATCCGGCATTGTTCAATGCAGACCACCGCACACGCTGTACCTGGGTCGCCGAGTCCGAGATATTCCCGGTCACCACGAAGTTGTTGATGACCGCTAGGTGTCGAGCCTTGGGCGATCCGCCACCGAGGTCGATGAAATTGGATGCGCCCAGGCTGATCGTCTGCATGGGGTCGGTGCCATTGGTGGCGATAACCGTTTGGCCCCATTGGACGAATTCCCATGTATCTCCGCTGGCAACAGCGTACGTTGCCGATACCTTCGTTGCCGCATTCAACGACAGCCCTGACTGCACATACAGCGCCGATATGTCGCCACAGTAGGTGTAGTTGTTGTTG